TGATACTCATCCGCTCGGTATCGTTTGTATAAAATATCATTGGCCTACTGCCATAACCATACAAAGCAATATTTGCAGAGTTTCCACCGATTTGAAACGCATTGGCAGAATTTAAATCTATAAATTGAATCAGTCCGTTATTGCCATCCGACGAAGAATACATAATCAGACTTTTACCAGCAGCCGCAGTTCCTAGTGTAAGCCCCCCATTACCCACAGTAGAAGGCGAACTCGTCCCAATCCCTACGTTGCCGGAGGAGGTGATACGCATACGCTCGGAACCATCAGTCTGAACAGTAACGGTTCCGTTTGATCCTGTATCGCTAACCGTTACGTTAGAGTCACCAGCAGAGATTGATGCGCCGCCCGTTGTTGACAAGGTTGTCCCGCTAATCGACAGTCCGGTTCCAGCCTCCAAAAATGTAAACGCGCTTGCTGAATCATCCCAAAACAAAATGCGATCAGCGTTTGGGTCGGTTAGGTTTGCACCGGTTCCGCCCTGGTCAATAGGAACAACACCGCTGGACGTTAAAGCTTTGCTTGCGCTTGTAAAAACAGGCTTTGACGCTGTAAGCGATGACAGGATTGGCGCGTTAGTAAACGTTGTATTGCCTGACGCGCTTAATGTTGTAAACGATCCTGCACCAGCAACGGATTGACCAATTGATACGCCATTGATCGTTCCCGATCCGGTCATGTTTCCGCCAAGCGTTAGCGTCTTTCCGCTGCCAACGTTCATCGAAACGCTTGTGCCGGATGCCGAGAAGATGGCATCAATCGAGTCAAGGTTCGTATTTAGTTTGTTGCCCCATGTATCCGTTGACGCACCAACTTCAGGCTTCGTCAAACTCAAATTGGTGGTTGTTGTATCAGCCATGTTTCACCTCAGTAAGGGGACACTTGCGGTGTCCAAGATTTGCTTGGGGTTGTTTGTGTTGACCAGGATTGCGCCACTACGGTTTGTGGCGCCCATGTATCCGTTGGGTCGGTTTGATCGTCCCACGTTGCTGGCCCAACCACAATCGTTGACCAACTATCCGTTGGGCCTGGCACCGGTTCCCACTTCTCAATACCCGTGGCGCTAACGCTTGACGTTGCCGTAATCGTTACTGACGCCAACTGACGCACACCGCCTGACGCTTCAACCAGGCTTTGAGCCGTTATCGTAACGCTTGCAGCCGCAATTCTGTTGGCGCTTGCTGCAACCACCGCCAATGCGTCAATGGCTACGGCGCCTTCGTGAACTTCGCTACCCGATGCCACAACCGCTGACGCACCGGCGATTGCAACACTTCCGAAAACAACTTTTGACGCTGTTGGACTAACGCTTGACGTTGCGCTGATTGTTACCGCGCCAAGCGCAATCCGCTGCCCTGTTGGACTAACGCTTGATGTTGCATTAACCGCTACAGCGCCAAGTCCAATGCGCTGGCCTACTACTGCAACCGCGCTTTGCGCGGCAATCGCTACGGCGGCGTCTTTATAGGCCGTTAGCCCATAAATGTTCTTGCCATAGACGCCAGCGCCGTACCCGTACATCAGTCAAGGGTGATGTCAAAATCACCGGCATTGAATCGGAACACATCATTGGTTCCGATTGATTTGGATGCGCTCAATTGCCCAACGGCAAGCATATTGCCTGATGTTGACGCGTCATAAAGTGCGGTATGCGTTACCGTCCCCCACGAACCCGTGGCGGTTGGAAACTCAACGGCTGATGTATTGGTTGCGGCTGATCCCGATACCGTAAACGCCATGGATTGGCGAAGGTATCCGTTGCCCGACACTTCGTTGCTTGATCCTGACTCGCCAGGGTCAGCAGTGAAAAGGCCGACGTAAATGGTGGCCGGTGCCGAGTAAGCCGATCCGCCAAATACATGGCCGAGCACTTTGTTTTCGAGATAGTCGGAGAATGAATTAGCCATGGATTACCCCATTGGTTTGGCGCGAACGCGTGGCGTTGTTCCGCTGTAATTGGCGCGTTCTTGCTCAAGTTTCATGGCCTCAATGCCACGTTCATAAGCGGCATTCCAAACGGGAATGCGCGAGTCATCTTGCAGATAAGGCGCCGATTGCAGCAGTGCGCCGTACAAGTAAAGGTCAGGATGTTTGGTCAGCAACCAGTTCGTTGTATTGCTATCAGATAACGCGGCAATCTTGCCGTAATACGTCATTTGAACTTGCGTTGTATCCGTTCCCGGAGTTGGCACAACCTTGAACGTATCACCAACAATCGTGTAGTAACGCGGTGTGCCAGCCGCCGAAAAGTAACGCGTATAAAAGTCATCGCTTTGTTCATCGCTCAAAAACTCCAATTTGGTTGGCGTTGTCGTGAGCAAAACAAGATTTTCCATTTGCAGAAAATCGGATGGAAGTTGCGTGTATTCGCTATCAAGCGTGGCATTGGCCCGGACGATCATTTGACGCACGCGTACGGTTCGATTGAACTCGGCTTCCGCCAACGTGATGAAATCGGCGATGGCAGACGTTAAGTCCGACCGGTTCACCCAATCGGCAATCGACGTTTTAAGTTCCGAATAAGTGCCAAGCGCCATGATTAGGCAGCGTCCTTTTTGCGAAGTTCGGTTTTAAGGCCGACAGATGCTCGATAAGCATCCTCTTGCGGACGGATTGCCCAGGTGTGCTGATGCTTGTATTCCCAGGTTCCAATATGTCCAATGTGCTTGGACAGGTCATGATCAATATACAACGGAATCTCATTGTCGCGCAATAACTTGCAAAAGTATATGTCTTCGCCCATGTAGCCTTTAGCCGCCACATCCCATGGCGTAGCAAACCAAGGCATCTCGATAGCGCGAAACACGTTCGTGTCAATCATCATAACACCCGTTCCAACCGCGTCAACTTGCTCGACGCCCGTGTCGTGCTCACCTGTATATACAGGCACCTTGCGCTGTGTTTCTGGATCATAGTTCGCAGCCGTTGGCCCCACTGGCATTCGCCTGCGCGGGCAGTTGGCGGCAACCACTAACAAGTCACGGTCAAGCAATTGCTTGATGGTGTCTTGCGGGAAGCGCATATCGCTATCAATAAACAGCACCACGTCAGCGTTATTTTCCATGGCGGTCATCACCAATTCTGAACGCTGGCTTACAAGCAATGTTCCCTTGCTGATGTTCACATTAACCACGTCATGCGGATGATGCGCAACGTGGAAAGACACTGCATTGACAAGATCAAATGCAAAATCTGAATGCACTTCGTCCCTCGCAGGGACGCATACGCTAATCAATCGTTTGGTTTCCATCACACCCTTCCTGGTCGAGTCCTGAAAAATCGGTTATCGGGATCATTGAGCCACTTCTTAAAATCTTTTTCTGTGCGCGTGATGCCCTTGCTCACCAAGTCCATGTAGATGTTCATGGGGATGGATGCAACTCGTAAACCAAGACCTTCACCGTCCCACCTGGCGCGTTCGTCGATGGCGGCGAACTCTGCTTTGTTGGTTTCAACAATGGGCGTTGCATCTTGAATCGTTTCAATCACCGCTGTGTCTGTGGCCTCGTCGTAATGCCAAATGCGCGTTAGGCCAAGAAGTGGATCATGCTCGAAAAGTTTTGATTCCATGTAAAAACGGGAGCGTTTCCGCCCCCGTTCCTTGTTGCTAGTTAGGTCGAAAGATCAGCCGCCAAACCGTGTGCCTTCTCGTTGTAAATGGCAAGGCCATATTCAGCGAGGAGCAAGCGCTTTTCAGCATCACCCGTTGTCGCAAGCTCGACTTGCTGGAACGGACGAAGGAAATGCACGCCAGCGTAATCAGGTGACAAAACAAACGCGTCACGATCACGTTGGAAACGGTTAGGAACAATGTTGACTTGTCCAAAGTCACCAACATACACATCAGCCGCGCCAATGATCTGCGCTTGCTTGCCAGCAGGCACATCACGAAAGCGCGTTGCGATGCCGTTGAAGCCAGAAACAACTTGCTTGTTCTTGGCACCAACCATCACAATCGAAGGATCGCCGCCCTGCTCCCACACTTTCTGAAGCACACTCTTGAGAATGGTTTCAGTAAATGCGCGAGTCACGCCATCGCTGCGATCATCGTTAGGCAGCGTGGAGTAAGAAGGATCAGCACCGTTAGTGCCCTTGTCGGTGTTGGTCTTGATGAACGCGAGCAACGATCCGGTCTTTTGAGCCGTTGTTGAGTCACCAGCGGTTGCAGCCTGGTTCGCCAGCATGATGGTTTCCATGTCGCGCTTCAGTTCAGCCGCACGCTTTGCCAACTGATAGGCCAATTCCGACTTGCGGCCTGCTTTGTTGACAGCCTCAACCGTACCGGAGATCACAACCGTTTTGCGGCTGATTTGGGTGTAATTGGTTAGCTGAACGGTTGCCGTTACAGCATCATACGAAGTGATGTCATCACCTTGCAGTTGCGCGTTTGCGGTGGTGTTGTCCGCCAACGAATCGGTCTGCCACTGGAACAGCGTGTTGCTTGCTGTGCCACGTCCAATGTTGTTCATGAACGGTGTGGTTTCCGGGCTGATGTTGTAAATCTGATTGCTCAAATCCTCACGGATACCCTTTGCAGAGTAAGTGAGGAAGGTGTTTGATGCGATAGTCATTTGGGTTTCCTTTAGATGAGATGTTCAAACAATTTGGCAGCGTCACGAACGTTGCCGGTTTTTGCAAGGCGCTGTTTGGCGCGGACTAACTCACTCGTGGAAACTTTGGCGGCTTTTGGATTACCAGGCGTAATGGTTTTGGCTTGCTGTACAACGGGCGGTTTAGGCTTAATCGTTGCCTGTTTTGCCGCGATTTTGTCGTATAGCATTGCCTTACGAAGTAATTTGACAACGCGGTGATCAGCCACGCCTTTCAAATCGTCTTCCTGAAAACCTTCCTTCAATCCAAATTCAATCAACGCGGCCTTTTCAGCCTTTGCCGTGTCAGCGTTTTTCCATTCTGGAATGGCCTCCACAAGAAGTTGCGCCTCTTGCTCAAGCCTGGCTTTCATGGCTCGTTGCGATTCAGCTTGTTGCAACTGGTTCAAGCGCTGGAGTTCGGCTTGTGATGCTGCCAATTTCTCGTTGCGCTGACGTTGCAACTCGGTTTGCCGCACCCATTCAATTGGATCGTCTCTGTATAGACTCTCCATATCAATCGGGTTTTCCTGTTGCTGTTGGAGTTGCGATTGCAACGCCGTAAGCAATTGAGCGTAAGTCTGCCGCTCTTCGCGCACCGCGTTCAGCTCGGCTTCAGCGGCCTTGCGCTGTTCAGCCAATGCTTGCGTTTTGCGCGTGTAATCAGCCGTTCGCTGGTAACCGTTGATCAACTCATTAAGTTCAACCTCTTGTTCCTTGCCATCAATCTTGACGGTGAACTTTGGTGGCTCGCTGGATTGCTCTGGTTCTTGAGCGTCTTCGTCTGATTCGCTCGATGCTTCAACGTCTTCGGACCCTTCGCCTTGCTCTTCCGCGCCTGTCTCTGCATCGCCAACATCATCGGATTCGGCTTGCGCCTCGTCCGTTTGCGCCTGGGCTTCTGTTTGTTCTCCGGGTTCGGCAAACATATCCTCAAAGGCTTTGGCGGCTTGCGCCACCGTCATGCCCGCTGTGCTATCGCTTTCAACGGTTGCTACATTGTCACTCATTTATTGCGCTCCATCAAGATTTGGTCAGTTTCCGTTGGCGATCAGCCGCCATACGGGTCAACGTACCGTCAGTTATCACGCTTCCAAAATAGGTTTGAAGGCGATCCATGGCTTTGAAGTCATGAAAGATCATTTCGCGGTGCTTGGCATCCTGCGAAGCGGTCCACTCTTCAAACAACGATTCTCTAATTCGTTGCCACGCCTCTTGGTAAAGCGTGGAATTCAAAATGCGTTCGGCTTCCTGTGCTCTTCTTACTTTTTCGTCAGGTGTCATTGCATGGGTTGTGCCGCTGTAACGGCTTGTTGTGCCTGGTTAATCGCCTGCATCTGTAATCGTTCACGGTCCATCGCAACTCTGGCATCAATCTCTGCCTGCGTTGCCGCTAAGTCAACTTGATACTTTAACTCCATTTCCTGACGTTTCAGGATGCCATCTTGCGCAATGCGATCACGCTCACGATCATCTGCGCGGATCATCTTCTCGCGCTCCAATGCAAGTTCGGCGGCTTTCTTTTGAATATCAGCCTGAATGCTTTGAATTTGCACTTGCGCCAAAGCTTGTGTTGGGTCCGGTTGTGGCTGCGCCGGTGGCGGTGAAAAGTCCATCGGCAATTGATTGAAGAATTGCGTCGAGTCCTTATAACCGGCCATTTCTACAAGCTTTGATAACGTGTTGGCGTACTGACCAACCGTCACAATGGGATTGTTGGTGCCAAGCGTTTGAAGCAACTGCTCTTGTTTGCCAGCAATGGCTTGCAAGAATTGAATCTTTTCATCAATGCCGCCAGTGCCAAGACCAACGTTGACGCTTACATCCATCGAAGCATCCCAACCACGCGGGTCAATTTGCACCCACTGGTTACGCAGTCTGATCACGCGTGGCTTATCTTGATTGCGCGTAATTAGGCGCAGTAAGCCTTTGAATAATCGCTTCATACCGATTTCGCTAAACACGCGAGCGATCAACTCAATGTGTTGCTGCGCGGCCTGGACCGTGGCCTGTACCGCCAACTTAGTGGTGGATTGCAGCGCATCAGCGTTAAGGCCCATTGAGGCTTTGGACATGCCGGTGCGGGCCTCTTTCACCTGGTCCATGTATTCCATCATCGGGAATGCCTGACCGCCAACAAATGGTGTGGTGAACGGCTGAACCATACCAGGCGCACGCATTCTGATGATGGCGCCGTTTTCGTTATTCAGCACGTCATCAAGGTTCACTTGACCTTCAACCACGCCCGTGCGCGGATGAATGGATTGCGCCAGTGAATCAAGCATATTGCGCAGGATTACTGACTTGATGCGCTGAATGTCCATGGTTACATCTGCCGTGGACATGCCAAAAAGCGTATGCGGCTCAGGATCAGGGCAAAAATAAGCAAAGGGAACATCATCAGCCGGATCGTTGGCAACGATCTTGTAGGACGGACCCATGGTGCAAATCTTGCGCAGTTCCGCCACACCATCACCGTCCATATCCATGCGGATATAGGATTCGGTGTAAAGCACGCGGCGTTGCGCTGGATTGTTGGCTGATTCGCCAAACATCATTTGCGCAGGATTACGCGCAATGCGTTCAATGTTTGTGTCGAGTTCGTCTTCGCCCGTGTTGGACTCGACCAATTCTTGATCGTAACCCATGGCAACAAGTTCGGACACGGTGGCAAGCTTTCTGTGCGCCACAATGTCTGCGTCTTCAAGCGTTCGCGCTCTACGGTCAACGATGAACTCTTCAGGCGCCAGGCTTTCGACGCGGAAACGTTTGGTGATGATCTTGCGGCTAACCGTCACGTCATGAATCATGACTGTTGGCGTTAGTTGCTGGCCGGTCAACGGATCAATCACCGGTGGCGGCGCTGACGGGTCTTCGGTGGACATTAAGTCCACCATCTCAACGCCTTCCTGACCAAGGATCAGTGACAGTTGCGCATCATCAAGACCTGTATAGTTTTCATTTTTAATTTCAATGTGCTCATCAACCCACCATTTGCAAACACCTGTTTTGCGTACCAAGGCATCTTTGAAGATGGAGTGAAACAGCACAAAACCATTGTTGTCTTCGTTCAGGATATAGCGCACATAATCCGTGGCCTGCTCTGCCATCGGCGCATCTTCCATGTTGCGCGGCACATACTGAACAACGTTCTCTGATGAGAAGAAAATGCGCATGAGGCTCGGCAAAATGGCTTGCACTGTGTCGCGCACATCCATCGATACAACCTGGCTGCGCCCCTCTTCTTCATCGCCAAACGGATCGCCAAAATAGTATTCCGTGGCGCGAGCGCGAAGATTGCCAATCTCCAAATCAATGAAATTGGTGGCATCAACAAGTTCAGCCGCAACAATGGCTTGAACTTCAGTCTCGTCCATAGGCTCACCGGACTTGATGCCGGTAGCAAGGTTCATTTCAACGTCCATAGTTCACCATTTGACTTTGTTGGCCCAATAAGCCGCACTCATTTTGCCCTTGGCAATATTCGCAGCATGTCTTGCTTTGAATGCCTCGTTGCGTTTGGTGCCTTCCGGTGAACCTTGAACGCCTTGTTGCCCAAAACGAATCAGTTTGACCTCATCACCTGATTTCGCCAATACAGCGTGGCTTTTCTTAGGATGATTCGGCGTTTTTTTAGGCTTGTTATAACCAGAAAACGTTTCTGACCCGCGCTTAATCATCAATCTTCCTCACGCATAAAATTGACGCGCTGAAACTCAACGGCTTCGCGCTGGCGGCGTGAGTTCGCCATTGATGTAATAGGCCCGCCAACTAACCAGGCGTCGCATGTGCGTGCCGCTGCACACTTAAAGTGGAATAGTTCGCAGTAACCAAGATCGGCGGCATCTTGCACCACCATCTCTAAGTCTTCGTTCTCTTCGCTTTCGCCTTCTTCGCCGTTTTCGTATTCGCCGTTTTCTTCGTCGCTTTCGCCCTCCATGCCGCCTGTGATGCACTCAATCATTTCAGGCGTTTGAATGAAAGCGGCGCAGTTACCGCAACGCATGGACTTGGCTTGCGCTAAGTCCGTGTTCCACGTTTCGGCTTTGGCGTTCCAGAATTCACGGTTAGGCAATTCAGGATTAGCAGGCCCATAACCCACATTGGCAAACGCCCAATTGCGATTCTTTAAGTTCGCAACCGGGTCTTTGGTTTCAATAGGGCATTCCATCACTTTTTCTTCGCTTTACCGGCTTCAGACAACGCAATGGCTATGGCCTGCTTAGGGTTTGTCACTTCCGGCCCTTTCTTGCTACCCGAATGCAACTTGCCCGCCTTGTACTCGCGCATGACTTTGGAGATTTTCTTCTCGGCTTTGGTCTTTTTCATCATGATGGCAGTATGTCCGTGATGGTGACGTGAAAAGTGTGGCTATGACCCGAAATAATGGCAACTTTGTCGCCGGGATTGACCGCCACATACTCAGTTTGATAAGCAGGAATAATAGGATCATCAACCGTTGCAGTTGGGTTTGCGCCTGCTTTGAAATGCAAGTGCCTGCCATCATCGGAGCCATTGGAAACACGCATAAGTGTTACGCCGGTTGCGGCGGCGTGCGATTGCTGGCTTGAGTCTGACGTTGTAAGCATCGTCGTTGTGCCAAAGCGACCAATAACTTCAGGCCACAAATGACCGGCTGAATCGCGTACTTGCTTGCTCATTTCTTAGACCTTGCAGCACGCATATTGTCAACAAGGTTTGGGTATGGCCTTCCAGCGGATTTCGCCATGGCTTTGGCGCTGGCTTTTTCCTTCTTGGACAACGGTTCGCTCTTGCCCAATGACTTTGGACGCGCTTTATCCCACACTGGCCTGGCTTTCATGGCACTACCCCCATTTGGGGGCAGACACTAGCACATTAGCGCATCAATGCGCAAGATTCATGCGCAAAGCGTGGTAATCCTCCAGAAAACCGCTCATGCTGGCGAGTTTGTTGAACGCCATATCTGCTGACAGGCGCGAGTGAAATAAACGCAATGGCGGTCTGCGATCCATCTCGGCCCAATAGGTTTGCAAAATCGTACGCCCCCAATCCTCTGCGGTTACGCGGTTGATGTTGCCGCCAAAGTATTCATAGCGCATGAACATTTCCCAATCGACAATCCCTAGTGTGTGTCGCGGGTTGTCTTTATTGGAGTCTTGGTTCGCGTGCAAACGAAACGCCCCCAGGTGCGCCCCACCGCCTACCGCTGGCCCGTGGCGCGTGGCTTCCAAATACCAGGTCACGTCACCCAAATAATGCCTTGGTGCCAACTCGCCAAGGGGCGAATAGGTCATGGTGAATGCGCACTTGGAACGATCCATCATCACAAACGAAGGCTCGCCAATAAAGTTCTTGTGCATTGCCATCAATCGCAGCACGTTTTCGCGTGATGACTTAATAAGTTCATCCTGACTGATCAAGCCTGGCGCACGAAGGAATCGCCCTTCGTCGTTGATCCAATGGCGCTGGTGCCAAAACATGGTTGCATCGCGGTGATGGTCCGCCAAATCAACCAGATAGGACGTTGATGATGGATAAATCACATCATCGTCATACACAAACCGCACAAGGTCCGATTGGGCTTGCTCCCAAAGGTACGCGTAATGCGCCACTTGATCACCAGGACAAATTAAGTGCGTGTCTATGACTTCAAAGTCATACCATTGCGCTATGTCATTGATCATGTGATGCTCTTCATCATCCGGGCAATGGTTGCCAATGATCACTTGAATTTTCGAATAAGTCTGCGCTTCAATGCTGGCAAGCGTGGTGTACAGGTGCTTGGACTTAAAGGCTGGAACAAGAATGGTTACAGGCCTCATGATTTCCCCCAACGCTTACGCTCAAGCTCGGCAAGTTGTACAAGTTCACGCGTGCGGCGCTCAAGTTCCATCACCATCTCTTCAAGCACTTCCCACTGTAATTTCTCGTACTCGCCTCGTGGGAAGTTCTCAAGCAATCCATTGACCCAGGCTTTTCTCGCCATATCGTTCAGGTTCATCCCTGTCCTTTCAATAGTTCCGCCGCATCTTCATAGCCGTTTTTCTCCAGCAACTCAATGCAATGGTTTAAGCGTGCTTCGCCTGCAACAAACTCGATCTGCGCCGCAAAGATAAAAAGATTCTCTGCGTGCTGATCAAACCCTGTGTTTCTGGCGATACCCATCACATCGCCAATCGTTAAGTCTTTCACTTCAGTACCTCCTTGATGTGATCGGGAAGCTTGGGCAGTGGCGCCCAGGCTAGCGCCCATTCGGACCAGGTGCCAATGACGCATACACCGGCAGGATTAAGCAATAGCATCTTCACGCCCAATGGCGGCGGGTCATCTTCGGGCGTGCGCCAGGTGGCCTGGCCCGCGAGGTAGTCTTTCATGATCTTGCTCGTATGGCGGCGGCAAGCGCATAACCTTCGTCATTCCATGCGCCGCAGTAATCTTCGACAACCTTCGCACAAGCCTCACGCTCGGAAGAGGCAACAAGGGCGGCGAACTTAAATGCGGCTTCAGCACAAAAACCTGTTGGCGAATCGTATTCACTGATCCATCCAGCCTCACGCGCCATGCGGATAATGTCTTCCCTATCCATCACGCAGCCTTTATTCCAAATGGGTTATGCCACAGCATTGGTGCTTTAGGCTTACGCGGCTTAAAAGTCTTGTACTGCTCCTTAACCTCGAAGTAGTTCACCATCACTTTTTTCCAAGGTATTTCAACGTTTTTTATGCCCTTGGATTTAACAATAAGATCATCTCCCGCCAACTCGGTCATGAGTTGGTCAATCCTTTTGGTGGTCATATCAAACTTTGCCGCCAAATGCCAAGCATTCACAGGGTTCTTCAATCCCTTTAAGTAATCAAAAATCATCTTCTTGCTTTCTGATCTAAGCATTTTTCGCTTTGCCATTGCTGCCCCTTTGTTAAACAACTGCTCTCAAGTTTCTTTTAATCGGCTTACCCCACTGCGAGTTGTAAGCCTTACCGTACAACGCTGTTCCTGCATCGCTGGCAAAGGTCAACGCCAAAGCGTCAGCCATGTCAGGCGATCCAATCCCGCGCTTTCGCATCTCGTCTTTGCTCTCCAGCTTCATCTTCCCGTTGCTATTAAACGAATAGCGCGGCGAAACTAACTCCGCCAAAAGCGACTCATCTTTAGGAATCTTGCAATCGCGCTTTTCCAGCCAGGCTTTCATCTTGCCCCATAGCTCGGCACGCAAGTTCACATAAATTGTTCCCATGGCGGGAGACTCAGCCACGTTAATCCCACGCGCAGGCAGATTCAATTCGCGCAATCGGTCCACAACTCCGGCCCCCAAGCCAATCGAATCAACAAGGATTTCAACGGGCCTGTCTTCGGGCTTCATGGCCTCGTATTCAGCGACCACCGCGCCCGTGGTCTGCATCAAATCCAACCCACGCCACTTGCGTATTTCGGTCACCGCATTACCCTTGCGCTTTGCCAACGCTGTGGCATCCGTACCAAATCGCGCCACATCCAACCCCCACACCGTTTGCGTATCCGTCGTTTCAACATCACGGTGAAACGCGCTATCAACCAGTTCAACGCCAATCAAGGTATCGTCATCGGTGCGGGGAAACTCACCCAACACGCGAACACGAAAAGCATTGGACTCTTCGCCATACCTTGACGCCATATCCTTGATGTAGGCATCGCTCACACGCTTGGAGTCATAGCAGGACACGCGGCGTGTCCACCACTCATCCTTCAACCGGTTATGCGTATCAAAGAAAAAACCGCTGGACTTCGTTGGGTTCCCCAACAAAATCGTCACAGCGTTATGCCCTGACATGGACCCCGCCGCCGCCTCAAACACGGACTCAGGAATGCCTGAAGCTTCATCCGCCACAAGCATCACATGGTCCGAATGCACACCCTGCAACGCTTCAGGTTGCTCGGCACGCGATGTACGGGCGGAGATGAACGACTCTTGAGGCGCCGCACGCATCTCGATGCGATCAGTCTTTACCTCCAATCGATCACCCCAAGCATTTGGCAACTCTTTCACCCAACGCTTTAGCTCGGCAAACAATGCGTCGTACAACTGGCTTGAGGTCGGCGCCGTCACCACAATCTTGGCGGGACCGCGCGTAAGCATGTACCAAATCATCGCCCAAGAAGCCACCGTGGACTTACCCACACCGTGGCCGGAGCGCACGCTAATCTTGCGCTCACCGCGGGATATAGCCTCCAAGAACTCAATCTGCCAAGGGTCAGGATCAACCCCTAGCACCTCGCGCACAAACAACGGCGCGTTGGGCCGGTAACGGCGAACCAACTCAAGATAACGCTTAAAGATTTCGTTATTAGGCGTGTTCATAACTTGCCACCGCGCGATGCACCAACGTATGCGTCACCGCCATACCAAACTGACCATTCACCATCTCAGCAATCTTGCGATAGCTCTTGCGCTCCTTAGCCTTGCCCACCATAAACATCAAAATCGGATAGGTCGATTCATCCTGCACAAGCTTGGCGGACTTCCCATCACCATCCTTACGATAACCAAACGGTACATGACCGCCAATCCAACCACCAGCCTGCGCCTTACTCTTTCTCCCGTCAGCCATACGCTCGGCAATCCTGCGCCGCTCAAGCCTAGCCACTGCCGCCATAAGCGTAAAGAAAAACTCAGACCAACTCGACCCATTGTTCACCGGGTCAGTGCCTAACGCCAACACAATCATCTTCACACCCTGCGCCTTCCAAGCCTCGGCCATGGTTAACGCGTCAACCGTGTCACGAAACGCACGATCCAATTGCGTCATCACCACCACATCGCCTGGCTGCAAAACCGCCACTAAACGCGAACCCGCATCACGCTTGGCAAGTTGCACGGACCCGCTCACACCCTCATCCGTAAACACTTCAGCCACATCCTCGCCACGAATCAACGCCAATCCCTGAACCTTTCTGATCTGCTCGGCCAGTGACGTGTTATCCACTTGCTCTTGCGTGCTGACCCTTGCATAACCATAAATCGCCATCTCGTTCCCCTGTGTTTGTTACTTGTTGCAAGCGTAACAGTGTTTTGCTCACTTGTGAAATTTTTTTGGAGGGCCGTTCGTCGGAGCGATGAAAGGTGGGTGGGGGCGGGTTGGCGCGGCCAGGTATGCGATTAGCGCGGCCAGGTATGCGAAGCATAAGTTGGCGCGTGTGGAGCACCGCGGCAAAGCCGCCCCGCCCAAATCGCGCCAGGGGGGTCAAAACGATTATCAAATGCGAATGATTCTTAATTTCAAGTCAATCGAGGGCGCGAATGATTCTCGATTGACCGTCGAAACCCGCTAGATTGTCAGCTTTTGCGCCTTTGGGCGACAATTGTCGCGCTTGGTAAAGCGATTAATACGCGTTCAATCATGCTGCACTGCATCAATTGTCAGCGATTCAGCTTGCTTAATCGCCGTCCATGCTTGCGAGTCTATGTTGATCGCCACGACTGGCGCGCGATTCTCCGCCCATGATCGCGGATCAAGGCGCGCAGCAAACCATTTGCGCGTATCAACGCGCAGTCTAGGATCGTCCTTCGCCTCGTCGGCGATCGTCAGCGCCTCCTCTGCCAGCGCCGAGGCGCGCTCCTCGCGTGCGCGTGCGTACTGAGCGCTGCGCTCCGGAGCGAGGAGCCACCTATTCAAATGCCCTTGCTTTACTCCAATGCTCTCAGCAATGGCTCGCACGCTTTCGCCAGCGCTTATTCGCTCAAGAATCTCCTCCTCGCCTACTTTCTCAATAACCGCAAGCGCTGCGCGCTTTTGTGGTTGCCCCGCCATATAAAACCCTTCAATGGTTGAAATTTTCCGACTAACGGTCAATCGATCAATGCAAGCCCATGCTATTGTTTTGCTTGTCGCAATCAATCAAAACGGAGTAAATATCATGCGCAAGCCAAACGGATTTGTTTTTTATCGCGGATTCTCGCCAATCGATCAAGCGCCCATTGTCGGGATCGCGGTTTTTGAGTCTAGCAATGTCAAAACCGGGAACATGGTCCAAACTTATATCATCAGATCGGACGTTAATCCTATAACCGCCGTTAATACTGGCAATGATAAAAGCATTTGTGGCGATTGTGTGCATCGTGGCAATGAAAGCCAAAAGCGCACATGCTACGTTGATTACTCCAAAAGCGTTAACGCAGTTTTTAAAGCTTTCGAGCGTGGCTCATACCCTGATTTTTCACATAACGTAAAGTTTGCAGCGCTTTGGCTCAAGGGTCGAAAAATTAGGCTTGGCGCCTATGGCGACCCCGCCATGATCCCGGCCGAAAATTGGCTCGATTTGCTTGAGCTTGCCAGCGATTGGACGGGATACACCCACCAATGGCGCGAACCATTCGCCCAAGCTCATCGCGAATTGTGCATGGCAAGCGCCGATAGCATCAGCGATCGCGACATCGCTCGCGCAATGGGTTGGCGGACCTTTCGCGTTATTCCGATCGGATCGGCGCTCAAGCTTCAAAACGAAGCAATTTGCCCAGCAAGCCCCGAGGGAGGCGACAAAAAACAATGCATCACATGCGGAGCATGTGACGGCGCTTTAAAACCAAGCGCAGCATCGATCGCCATTGTCGTCCACGGAAAATCAGCAAAACAATTTGCGGAGGTTTAAACCATGCAAAGCCTAATCGATTGGACAATCGCCGTTATTTTCGGCGTCGCACTTGCGTGCGCGATTTTCTTTAACCTTTAACGCCAGCATGAAAGCATGAAAACTTAATCAAAGCCCTTCGGGGCTTTTTTTTCGCGCGCCTACGCTCCACGTAGAGCGCCTATTGACGCCTTGCGCTTTAGCGTACAGCGCCCATTGACGCCTAAGCTTTACGCTTGGCGCTTGCATGCGCTCGCCTTAACGCTTTGGAGGATAAGCCCATAGAATCACCGACAATCGATTTTCTCGAAAGCATGTAGGGTGATAGCCATGATGCTATTTAATCGCCTACAAGGGCGCTTTCCGCGCGCCTATGGCTACGCCAGAGCGCCGATCAAGCTTTGCATCGTTCGATCATGGTCGAGAATCGCTCGCCTTAGCGAATCATTCGCTAACCAGAATCGCTCGCAATCGTGAATCGTTCTCACTGACCGATCACCGCTTCATCGCTTGCATCAGGCACACCCCATATATTCCCGTAGCCAAAAACATGCAAAAACCGGGAGCTTTCCGCCAAACGATTCAAGCCTTTCGTTTTGACTGACTTTCCATCGCCGCCAACGCGTCCTTGCTCAACGCGTAAGCCTGCTCACTATGTCCCTTGTACACCGGACCAATATCCTGCTCCTCCATCAACGTCAACACTTCAGCACCTGGCATCACCCGTTTGATGTTCACCGCTTGCGTGAAAAACTCCTGCTGCAAGATAACCGCCACTTCGTCCATCGTCCAGCAGTCGCATTCAGGTCTCATTGCCGCGTAGGCGTGGACAGTTGCCGTATCAGCGCAAATCGCAAACACGCTCCCGTCATCCCGTTGACCCTCCATAACACTTACCGCCAACGGTTCAGCGTTCATCGCTTTCGCTTCAGCCTCCAACACGTCATACGCTCGCATCATCCCGCCACAAGCTAACCTATACGCCTCAACGTCTCTCGCTTTCCGCGCATCCCTACACCGCCATAGCTGCTTCCAAAACCTTAATCGCGTTTCCTCGCTTACCAGTTCCGCCAAACGATCTAATCCCCAAACCTTATCCGCCTCACGCTTTCTCTTCATCACACTGACCGCCACACTATTCATCGCCAACACGATCTGGTCATCCTCTTCAAAAGGATTCTTTAACCGATCCTCTGACCCGCCATACAAACCATCTCTCACCTTCCCGCGCTTATCTTTTGCCGCCATAACCCAAATCCTTTCTCTTCACATCACACATCACACATCAAACGTCCGGAACATTTCACCGTCCGAATGTGTGTCTTTCAGACACACACACATTTCGGACGCTATGAAATTTTGTTCGATGGCGTTTTCGGACAACTTCGTACGCGTTTTCGGACGCTTAAAGGACAAAACATCAACTTTAGGACACTCTAATTCGGACGCCAAAACATCACTTTCGGACATTCGGACGCTTAACATCAAAATCCTTCCTGGTTAATCGGTCTGATCCACACCAAATCGTTTCTTATGGCGGCAAACTCAAGCTCAACTAACTTGTCCTTCACTTCCTTCCAACGCTTGCGTCTATCGCTATCCTCCACATCGCTTCCAAGCCTGGCGTATACCTCATCCCGCCAACGCTCTAACGTCACCACGCGATGGCGTTCACCTTGGACGATCTGGTATTGCCCTTCGGTCTTCACAATATGGCGTAACGCTTCCCTGCCCATCGATTGGTGCTTACCGCGTCCTGCGTTTGGCTTTGCGCTTTGTGGCGGCTTAAATCCAACGCCATCAGGTAACTCACCCTCAAAGGGTTTGACCACTAGCGTGCTGGCTTGGTCATCATCAAATCCAAGGTTTAGCTTGGCGGCAGACGTTGTTGGTTCATCAAAGTTCACCGTTTCCATGGAGAAGTGAATTTCCACACCGTCCTTGCCATCCTTTTGCTTAGTCACTTTAAGCGTGCCTGCCATTTGATCGGTATGGCGGGTAATCTCAATCTGCGTATCCACTGCACCTAAAAAACTTGAATGACCACGCAGACCTAATGACGCATCCTTGCCTGAGTGGTGGACAACCAGGAGCGCTGCGCCCGTGGCTTCCTGCAAGCGTCCGCAGTTGCTGATGAAACTGCCCATGTCCTCGGACGCGTTCTCGTTGCCGCCGCCAAAGGCGCGGGCTAAGGTGTCAATAATGATCAATTTCGGACGCTGGATTTCGGACGCTCGTATGGCGGCAATCAAATCAGCAAAGTCCTGATCAGATGACCTTAAGTTGACCTGCGAGCGAATGACGCCAACCGGAATGTCCTTGAGTTCATACGCATGGCGTAAACCAGAAATCCTTGTACCAATACCGCCATGGCCTTCCCCTGCGATGTATAAGACATCACCGGCTTGCGGCACTTCGTGCGCTAGCCACGAATCCCCGCTGGCGATCATGGCGGCTAAGTGCAGCGCGATAAACGATTTGAACGTGCCTGGCGGACCGTACAGCGCCATGAACCCCTTCTCCGGCACAATCCTATCCACCAACCACTTAACCGGCTCATCCTTCGCATCACGCCACATCTCAACGCGGTAACGCTGCGCTTCCTGCGCCTCAACCACTTCGGCAAACGGTTCCTTCTCCGGCACAACGGATTCGGGTTCCGTCTCTGCTTTCTCATCAATCACCAATCGCTGTGGCGGTGTAACTAGCTCGAAATCGTCAATCACGCTGGCTTCCGCTACGCGTTTGACGAACTCCTCAAACGTAAACCCGCGTCCGATAAACTCTTCAGCGTCATCGCCAATGGCTGACTCGTCATCGGATAAGTCCACCACTTTGATCGCTTGCGCTACCCCAAACAAGTCACGCACAACGCGCCTGGCGTACTTCCAACCAGGTCTGTCGTTATCCGGCAGCACCACCACCAGGCGACCATGAAACCATGGCGTTATGGCGGCAGGCCATTCGCTCGACCCCGCGTGCGCCGATATGGCGACCACATCGAACATGCCAACCAAAAACTCAGCGGCCTTTTCACCCTCGGTCACAAATACCGGCGCCATGGGCCTGGCAATCATGAGCGGTAAGCCAAACGGTATGGGCGTCCAATTACGGATCGTTGGCACCCGCTCGCCATTGATAAGGTGGTACTGGCGGTAAGTCTTGCCACCACCTTCAACGTCATACCTGACCTTTTGCGCTGTGACTTCGCCGTTCTCATCGATGTAGTCCCACGCCATCACTTCCTTCATCGTTGGCGGCACAATCGGCCTGATGCCCGATAAAGGATCACGCGCAACTAAGGGGCGGCTCCAGTTCAGCGAATTGGGTAAGTGCGGCTTGATGGCGGCAAACACATCCTCCTGGTCGCACCCGCCAAAGCACTTAAATAGAAACTTCTCACCGACTTGCGTAATCGCTAATGATGGATGCCGATCACCCTTGCCATTGCCATGCCCAGGTACCGGGCAAGACGCAAGCCACCCCCTCTTGTAACGCTTGGCGTTACCAAGCGCTGCGGCTAATAGTTCTGCGTTCATCTTGGCGCCGCCGGATTTCCTTGCAGCACAATGCCTTCATGCACCGGCCCTTTGAAGTCATGGCGGACAATCGACCCCGCTGAAATCTTCACGCGGTTAGCGATTTGCTTACCCGGTAATACATAAGACCCAATGCCCATGATCACCGCCACGCCAATCACGCAATCGCCGCACACTTCCGTATTGGGAAACATCGTTGTCCATCCATGAATCACCGAGTCATGCCCAACCGTTGCATTGGTATTCATAAACACAAAATCGTTGATCCAGGCATCAGCCGTAACGATCACTTGCGGCGCTAAAACGCAACCCTCACCAATTTTTGCGTAAGGCGATACCGTGGCTGTGCTGTGTATGTACGTCCCCCATCTTTCTTCGTTTTTAACAACAATGGCTTGCTTTGCATCGGGGTCAGCCACAGCAAGCAAGAATTCAGCACCAGGAAACGCGCCCTCTCGGATACTTTCCACCACGGGATACTTGGCGGCATAACGCTTATTGTTAAACGGTTGCGTTGAAACCACGCACACAATCTCGTGCGTTCCTTCTTCCTCGATGTAGCCAATCAACTCCTTGGCAAGCCCTCCTGAACCAAAGATGACGTACTGGTTTTTGCGTTTTGCCTTTTGATACATGTTGTGATCGCCACTCATGTGTTCTCCTGATTTAGCTTAGTTCTTTCAGTCGTAGCCCCGTTACGATATTCACCGCCGTTCTTCTCCTTTAGCTTGGCTTCAATGGCTCGGGCAAATCCCCATCGATCAAACCACTCTGAATTACTTGCATCAAACTTTTCGGACAGATAACCTAAATCTTGTATCTCATCATCCGTCAGCCCAACCCATTCTTTCCTTGGCGGTGCGGTGTATAAAGGTGTCCATCGCTCAGGATGACGGCCAATATCTGCTGGTATGTGCGTGATGACATTACCTTCAATAAAGTTGTGCATCCACGCCGCCGGCTCTTGCTTTTCCTCTAGTGCTTGTTCCCATGCGTGTTCTGCAAGTTGAATTTGCAGCTCGTAATCATCGTACGAATCGCTCATGTGTTCTTCTCCCTCAATTTCTCCTCTGCCCACCACCAGCCTTCATTAAACATAACGTCATATTTGTAGGGTTCTGGTACTTCACTTCCATGCAGCCCAACCCATTCACGCTTTGGTGGCGATGTGAACACAGGCTGTGGGTTGAACACTTTATCCTGTGGCTTTTTGCGGAAATACACATGCCCTGTTCCGGTTGTGTGCATCCACGCCACCGGTTCACGCTGCGCTAATGCTGCATTCCAGCCACGCTCATACGCTTGCCCTAACTCGACGGCACGGTCGTGTTCAGTTTTCACCATTTCATCGACACGTTTTTGCGATGTGTCGTCGGCATCGACAAGTGATTGGCGTAGTGCTTGGATTTCATCGGTAAACTTTAGCCAGCCATTTGACCAAGTTTGCAATCCTTCCAAAGCCTCCAGCGCCTGCTTCATAGCTTCACGGCTCATTTGTCACCCCCAAACGCGTAAATTGGAAACTTGGACAAATCCGGGTAGCTCATCTCAATGTCCTCCATCACTTTTGGCGAACCATCACGGTCCCAAAATTGATTCATAAGCAATAAGCCACGCGCTGCCACGTCCGGCATCATGTAAAAGTTCCAGCCAATCATGTCGAAATAATCGTCGTGATAGGAACACTCTCGCCGCCCGCTGAAACGCGCCCGCTTGAACCACAGCATGGCGGCATAGTCATCGGTAAGAATCGCACCGCCCTTGCCTAGCTTTAAGTGCTTATAAGGCCCGGTAAACGACACGCACATGTGCGAGCCTTTGATGTACATGTTGGAGGTAAACGAAAGCGCAGCATCAAACACTTTTGTCGGTGCCAGTTGATACGCGCCCTTAATCGTTCTTCCTTCAACCGGATAAAAGTCAACCTTCGCACCGGCATGAATCACTTCGCAAGGAACGCCTGGATAGGTTCTTGCGGGTAGCCTGATCGTCGTTCCCGCCACGCGTTCATAGGTAAGCGCCAGGAACAAAGCGTTGCAGCAGTTATCAACCGCCACACAGTATGGTGCGCCGGTGTACTCGGCAACCTTTTCTTCAAACGATTCCGTGATTTTGTAAACGCCCTCTGCCATATCATCCCCTTAAGAGTCAAAAAATCCCGGCCTAAAAAGACCGGGTTTTGTGAGTCAGTGACTTCTTAGAACTCTTCACCCTTCGCTGGCGCAGGTGCCACCGGTTCCGGCGCAGCAACGGGCGCACTGCCCGCATCATCCGATGGCCTTGGCGCCCAACCCGTGATATTCCACTTAGGCTTGCGCGTGTTGCCTTTGCCAACCTTCATGGCCTCGGCGCCTTGGTACTCAATGATCGGCAGTTTGCCAGCGTTCGAATTGCGATCCTTGGCGGCTGCCGTGTAAAGCGCTTCCAACCCCATGTTCGGCCCTGCGCCATTGCTTGACCACTCGACCCATCCCATCTCGCGGCTAAAGAAACGCACCACAAACCCACGCTTATGCGCATCGCTTGGCTTTGGTCCTTGCCTGCCTAACTCTTGATCCGGTTGCCAATCGCGCACACCGGCTTCAAGCAACAACCAACCCGTTTGCACGTTATCAATGTCAAACAACATTTTTTTAAGTTGGATTTCCTGCCCCGTCTTATCGCTCCACATGTTCATTGATGGCGAGAAACGAATGTAGGGAAGTCCTGATCCACCACCTGTAAGTCCTAGCATGTCAAAGTTTCCTATTTCAAAGTGAGGTCAGATTTGGCGCGGGTTTGCGCCCAAGTGTTAAGCCACTTGATTCAGCGGTGACCTTATCCGCGAATGCTTCGTAAACGTCTGGGAATTTCTTCTCTAATTGCGCTGGCGTGATCGGTACGGTTTTCACGGCACCCTTATGCGCACTGAGCAATCCCGCCATCAGCTCGTCGTTTTGCCACTTACGCGTTGCGCGTTTGGGGACTAAGTCCCAATCTTTCAGTTGGCGGCCATCATGCAAGGCTTGCGTCACGCGATCCTTGATCGCTTCAATGGTATGCAAAGCATCATCCGCCACATTCATCATGGCGTTCAATTCATCTTCCGTTGCTTCATCAACTTGCTTTTGCGTGACACCAGCAAACGATTCGACGCGTGCAATCTTGGCAGGACACTTTGATCTGGCCGGGCACCACCGGCAGTGCTCGCCTTCTTTCGTTTGCGGGAATGGTGCCACCGTATCGCGCAGTGCTGGTTCCAACACATTAGCGGACCAATCAAGCAATTCAGCCTTTGTCATGAACGCCATACTTATTGGCGGGTCTTGCGTTGGCTGAATGATCGCAAGCGTCACGTTCTTGACTGTTGCCGGTGCTTTTTGCAGTGCGCCTAACGCGTAAATCTTAAGTTGCGGACCCTCAACATCCACCTTGATGCGGCCTGTCTTAAGGTCTGCCACCACCAAATCAACATCGTTAAAGCAAACAAGATCGGCAGTGCCATACACATCAGCGCCAGCGTAATTAGGAATGCGAAGGCGCTCTTCGATAAGACAAGAAGTTTCCATGCGCTTTTCAAGTTCGCCCGCAAAGTCCGTATAGACCTCGGCCCAAGACGCCATTTCTTCAGTAATCTCGACACCTTCAAATTCCTTTCCAACAAACGTTTTTGGCGGCGATCCTGTAAGCATGACCGCTTCTGACAATGCGTGTACTGCTGTGCCAATTTTTGCAGCCTCTCCCGCTTCGCGTGGCGGCACCCCTCGTGAGAGTTTTATTGATGCCGGGCACGCTATCCATCGCTCGGCGGCTGATGGTGACCACTCTGAGTGTGCGTTCATTTCTTCTTCCTTTTCTGTTTGAGTTTTAATTTTTTGCGTGCTAGCTTGCGCTCTTCGTGATGCAAGATGCGATGGCAGTTTGAGCACACAGCAATGCACTTTTTGATTTCCTCAAATGCTTTTCTGTACGCACCTTGCGCCACAAGTTCGTTGATGTTTCGCTTTGGCGGCGTTCGGTCAACGTGGTGAAAGTCAATGACTGCCTCGTGCTGAATGCCGCAGCGCTCGCAAACCAATGATGCTTTGAATGCCCGCCACTTCGTACGCAATACGCGCTTTGTTGCGATACTTTTCTTGATGGTCTTTTCGCGGTTTTGCTCGTAATGCCGCCTGGCGTAAATCTTTTGCTTTTGTGCTCTAACTTGTGGGTCTTTGTACGGCAAGCGATTTTCTCCAGTACAAAGTGTTGGGCAACCCCCAAGGATCGTCCGGTTCGAACATCCTGAACCCTGTGGCAATCAACGCATTGGCGGACGCCACATTGTCTGTCGTGTCCGTGATTGCTTGCGTCATCCCTAAGTCCTTGGCGAACTTCAGGCGCTCTCGGATCAACTTCTTTTGCAGCCCCCGGCCACGAAACGCTTCCAGCGTACCGGCCCTCGCAAGGTATACAGCTTCCGGTATTTTGCTCGATTGCATCATGGCGGCAAATCCCGCCAGGCGTCCATCGCAATAGGCAATCCACCACCAACCGTTTTTCGGACTTAGTACCGTGTCCAATGGCAAGCACTCTTTCTGAAGAAATCGTATGGCTTGCTCGGTGGTCTGTGACATTTCTGTCGCCCGCTTGATCCGAAACATGAAGCATCCTCGTGAACCCCATGATTATGCTATAAGTTTTGTGTCGAATCAACGAAACGCTCAAGCACCCAAGTGCGCAGCCACAGTGATCCTTTTGTTTGTTTGGCATGACGCTCTTCAAGCCATGTCGATGTGCGTGTTACGCCGCCTGGTGCAACCCAATGGTATGGCTTGATGTAGTGCGGCACATACGGTATGCCCTCCAATACATAAATGGGCATTGGATGCAGCTCGGCTTTTTTATCGCTGTTGTTGATGTTCATGCTTTCCATTTATCCAAGTAGCGTTGCGCTGATTCTTTCCATGATGCACCCATCACGCCTTGCGAGTGATGGATCACGGAAATCGATGACACATAAATTGACAGTTCCTTTGCTGTAAATTGGCGGCAAATGTCCATGTCGTAATGATGAAAAGTAAATTGCTCGTCAAACCTTATATCGTTGTCATGGAAGGTTTTTGAGTAAGCCGCCATAAACAAGCCATCAATCAATTTCACTTCACGGTTAGGTGATGCAAACACATCCCAATTCGTCATGTACTCACCGTTGCCACGCGCTACGCAACCGGCCCATGACATACGATCCGATAACGTGCCTTCCGTGTCAGTAATCGCCCATGATGTTTGACCAGGCGATGGATGAGCGTTACCGGCAAGACCTACCAAGTGGTGGTCATCGAGCGATGCCGCCAAACGCTGATACCAAAACCAATCTGTGATCTCAACATCATCATGCACGAACACCAGTAACGCTGGATCGTTCTTTGCGGCTTCAATGGCTTCGTTATAACGCTGGCAAAGTCCTACGGTGTTGTTGGTAAATAACTGCGCTTCGATAAAACTTAAATGTGAAAAACGCTGAATCGTTACGCCTAACGGCGTTCCTGCAAAGTCCTTTCTGTTATGGCGAGTGCACGCCACGATTCGTATCGGAATCATTCAAGCCCCCACTGTGTAATGTATTCAGGTCTGTTTTCTTGTAGCCATGGCAATGATTGTTTGAGATTCGATTGCATATCAACGCCAATCGTCATCGACCCAACGTGGTGTATGTAGCTTCGGCTAATCCAATGCTTAAAGCCAATCGCCGCAAGATCGGCGCACATCACATCATCGCTAAACCAATTCAATGGCGGGAATTGGACTTGCTCAAACGCGCCACGCGGCAACCAGGCAAACAAAGGCGACACCACGGCAACTTTTCTAACCGCGCCTTCGCTTTTCCAGCGCATTCCAACAAACTGGTCACGATCACCAATTGGCACGCGAATGTTTTGGTTTGGCCTTGCATAGTCTGACCGCGCCGCAACAAGTCCCAACTTATGACTGCAAAGCTTTTTAAGTGCTTCAACATCCTCCATCAATAAGCGGTATGAGTAAGGCGTTAAAACAATGTCATCATTGGCGATGATCACACCCTCGTCATCCTTAGACATAAACCGTTCAATGGCTCGGTTGTAGTCATCGCCAAACGTCGGACCCTTGCCGTTCTCAATGCAAAGATCAATCTCTGGCGCGTAAGCGTCAACGCTTGCCGCTAGGACGTGCAACGATCCTTTGTCAGGCTTGACCGTTGACACAATCATTTTCATTCCCATGCGCCAATCCTTTTTAGGCATTCCAATGCGCGGCGGCGAACCACGGAATCGTTAAAACGTCCATAGCTTTCCAAGCCCTTGAGGGTTTCCACGCAGTCCGCCAGGTTCTCAAGCGCAATGTTCAAACGCTTTTCGAGTTCGCCTGCTTCAACCGTTGCTTTTGGTGTTCGTCCCTTTTTCGGTGCTATTGCCTCGAAACCAAACGTATCGTCCGCCTGATGCTCTGAGTGGGCAATCTCGGCCTTGGTTACAGTTCCCGTTGCAGCAATCGTTATTTTTTGTTCCATTACGATCCCTTTCAGGTTGGCGAGACAATGCCCGCCATAAAGCGTTGAGTGAAAAGCTTTTAACAAACGGCATCTTCATCGCTGCAACAGATAACGTGCAATCTGTCCAACCATTAAGACACCGCCAAAGTAAAGCGAACCAAGCAACAGCAACTTGGCTTGCCTGTCGCGTATGGCGTAAGCCGGAACGCGCTTGAACGTAAATACAGATTGAATCCATAACTGATCATCCGCCAAATAGTTTGGCTTTGGCGGCTCATAAGCCGATCCAATCTTTGGACGGTCAACAACAACCACGGTTTCGCCATTGCGCTGGATCAACATCACATAATCCTTTGCAAGATTTGGTGAGCATGACTGCGGACCTGGTCCGATACTTGACCGCCAAGGCGTTCAACATCGGTAAGTTCACCAATAAACTGCCTGGCCGTTCGCAACTTGCGATCTGAATCGGCTGCGATTTGGCGGGTATATGCCAGCAACTCTTTAAGATTTTCGACTTCCTGTGTTTTCATAAAAACTCCTATTGCATCGAACCATATAAAGCAATCAGCGCAGCGTCAGCACGTCCGTTGTCCTTGACTCGGCTAAACGCTGAACTCATTTCGGGAAACATTTGCATCGCTAAGGCGCGTGCGCCTTCCTTGCCGCCCGTTAATCGCACAGCGCGTTGCCATGTCAATGGCGGCACAAAGTGATACCGAATCTTGAGACTTGCCAGTACGCCTTCCACGTTGCCAAGCGAGCGTCCAAAGTTGAACATGCTCGTTACACCCTGGCCTGGCATGGCGGACACTTGCTCGATGAAGCATTCGCACTCGTGATCAATTAAGAATGCCGCCAACTCCGTATGAAGTTCGTGCGGCGCGACAAAGCGTTTCACTGACTTGCCAACCTTACGTTCAACAGTTGGCATGTCGAAGACGCTAACTAATTTTTGACCTTGAACGGCAGCAATGGCGCCGCTCAAACCTGGATCAATACCGATAATGATTTTCATAACTTGCCATCATGCACGAAGTGCAAGAAATGACCAGTGCATTTCAGACAGACGGTCAAAAAAATGCCGCCAGTGGCAGGCGGCAAACACTCTCAGGGGGAGAATGACAACACAGGAGGAGTCCAGGCTTTAGTTTACGCTATTGCAGCAATCCTGCAAGACGTTTCTCTTCATCTGTCATGGTGTCAGCCGTTCCCATGACATCAAGTCTAAACGGTTGCTCTGGAGCGGCGCCTTGCCCTGCCAACTGGCCGAGCGCCCCGCCAACCATAGGTCTGGTAGTTGCGCGAGCAACTTCGCCGCGGGCCATGGCCTCTTGCTGCGTGGCTAATCGCCGCATCAAAGCATCAAGGCTTTGTGGCGTTAGTGGCGTTAGCAATTCGCGCCCAAGTATTTCCGCCACATCGCCAACATTTCCAGCGCCACGTTGCATGGCTTGACCAAGCAACTGTGATGCAATCGGCTGAAGATTGCCTTGGATAATGGCTGACCCAACCGCTGCACCAGTTGGCCCGGCTTGTTCAGCCATTTCCGCGGCCAGAGGCGCTGTGCGCGATCCAGCCAAAATGCGGTTGCGCACTTCAGTAAATCGCGCTTCTTCACCAAGTTGATTGCGGAACGTATCAAACGACTGTGTATCAGGAAATGCCGCGCGCAATCGTCCAAGCGTTTGCGTGTTATCAAATAAGCGCGTTACATCGCGCGCGGTTCCAAATTCACGGGTAATACGATCTGCTTGTATCTTGGCGGCATCCACAACACCAGCGCGGAACATATTGCGCTCCATGTCGGTAAGCTTATTAAAGTCTGCCGCCACTTCGCGCCAATCGTTCTCAGGCATTGAGAACACTTTTCTACCTTGGTCAATGGCGTCTTTTAGTGCTGCGTCACCAGCAAACGCAGCTCTTGCATCTTTGTACTTTGGTACCAAAGTGTCTAAACGATCAAGGAATTCATTCTTTGCGTTACGAATGATTCTTGCCTCGGTAGACGCAAACCCTTCCTTGGTTTGCTTGGCGTTGATCACATCATCCAGGCCGCGCTTAACCCAATCAAGAATCTTGACGTTCGGCAAATCTTCTAGCTCGCCATAAACAGGCAAGCCATCTTCATCGTAAATTGGACGCCCATTACCATCAGTCTTAAACCGATAGATTTGTGGCAATGATTCGCCTTCGTTGGAGGCCATACTTACCGCGCGAGCGTAAGCCTTCTTAAACGCCGGTCGATCCAAATAAGCCAATAACTCTTTATCGTTTAGTACGCCAACAGGTGTGTCATATGCCGCGGCATATAACGGTGCCGCTTTGCGCTTTTGCTGTTCCGTTAAGTCACGCAATAACATATTGGTGTTTTGTAAACGCTCTTGCGCTGCTGCCGCCAAATCAGCAATAACACGATCCGATTGTGTGCGAACACGTTCTTGCAAGAACTCACCTCTCGGACCTTTGGCGGCACCAGGGGTATTAACAGCGCCAGCGGCACGCGATAGCAACGATTCACCGCCAATATCAGCAAGCGTTGTTTGCTTGCCTGGCGTTGCCTGCATCAATCTGCGCTGCAATTCGGCTGGCGTTAATTGGTCACGCTCCATGCCCTGAATGATGAGTTGCGCCGCTTTTTGTTGCGCAGCAGCACCGCTTCTTCCTAACACGTCACGCGCCTTGTTAACGCCGTAGCCTGCAATCCCCATAGCCGGTGGTATGGCGGCACCAACTCCAGCGCCAAGACCAGCGCCTATAGCTGCACCTTGAAGCGTATTAACTGCACCGCCTTCAGCTTGCCCTGCGCCACCCAACGCGCCACCGGCAGCGCCCATCAGTGCGCCGCGGCCAACCTGTGCGCCAATGTTTGTGCCTTGTAACGCGGTTGGCAGTGCGCTTGTCACGGCCTGTGCGCCTCTGGTTACTGCCCCGGCAAGTTGGGGTGCGCGTGCGGCAACGGCTGGCACAGCAGCGCCCATCGTTACAGCGGCGGGAAGTAAGGCGCCAGCAAGCTCACTACTTGCTGCGGACATGGGGCTGCGCTTTTGGTATTCCTTAATGCCTTCGCGTACCGCTTCAACGTTGTCCTGGTAAGAACCCTTAGTAAACGCCGCTTTAACCGCGGCCTCAATTTCATCAGAAAAGCCAAACGTTAAGCCTTGCATGAAGGTGCGAAATGCGCCTGCCTCAACCTCGCCAACGCCTCGACGCTGCCTCGCCATGGCACCAAGATAACGTGATGGCGTGTAACCCTCTAGTCGAAGGTAAGCCTCCATATCTGTTTGCGGAGCGCCTTGCTCAAACATCTTGCGCATGTTGGCGGAAACCCGCTCAAGGTTCGTCATTGCTTATCTCCTTGGCGTAAGATTGTATTTGTCCACAAGGCTTGGTGCGCCTGGTA